GTAACCGTTTCTATGTGATTCATGCTTGGATACGTCAGACTGAGAATACCAAGTTCTTCAGATACTACTATGATGCCTATCAGGAGTTGGATCGTACATACCGGGTAAAAGCCAGAGCAGCCTGTGAAACTACATATGGTCAGGCACGTATCCTGGCAGACTTCGACAAGTGGGCTACCGATAATCATCTGCCACCGATATCACATCGCATCAAGCGTATAGATAACAAGGATAACAAGAACCTGCGTATAGAGAGAACTGAGACCATCATCGAGACAGCCAAGATACTCTTTCCTGATGGTCAGGACACACCAACCCTGATCAGCCAGTTCCTCACCTATCCTGATGGCTATATCGATGGCTGTGATGCTCTGGCAGGCTGTCTGGAGCGCTTCTCGGAATACGATATTGGCAGGAACAGAGTAAAGGTTCGGAGATTCTCCTTCTAATGAACTACTATGATAACCTGATGCTTGAATACTACCGGGTCCTCAATAATGCCTGGAAAACCGAGATCAGAGATGCTACCCGACTTGCCATTCAGATGCTGAGTGACATGCCACGAGCCGAGAAGCTCAACAATGACTCCATAGATAAGCTTATGGGCATCATCAATACTCAGTTGGGAGATGACTTCGCAGCACTGGTCAATGAGCCCACCAAAGCGATAATAGACCGCTGTGTGCGGCTTGGACTCAATGACACCCAAGTGCAAGCCCCCACCAAGACCAGTATCGGACTCTGGGGTATTGAAGATCAGCATCTCTCATCTACCATCCAGAAGCAGCAGTTGTTCTGGATCGGGAATCACTTTGAAGCCGATGTCAGGCAGAACTTTGCTGACACCCTCTCCAAAGCCATTGAGCAGGGATATACAAAAGAGATGCTTGCCGATACCCTCAAAGACCAGTTCAATGACATTGCCAACCGCTCATCGCACTATTGGCAGGGACTGGCAGAGCACACCGCTCTCAGAATACGAGAATTCGGAAGGCTGCAAGGTTACAAGAAAGCCAAAGCCAGATACTTCAAGCTCGTAGTGATCCTGGATGACCGCACCAGTGACATCTGCCGGGCATTGGCTGCTCAAGACAAAGTCTATCCCCTGAACGATGCCTTGGAAGTGATGGATAACCTCATGGCTCTGGATACCAAGTCCAACAGCCTGGATGATGCCAGAGACTACATCAAAGCACTGGCACCCTGGGTAAAAGACGAGCAGATCGAATACGACTCAGAGATGAACCCGGTTGGCGTATCCGGAGCCCATACACCGTTTCCGCCATTTCATTGGAAGTGTAGGACTCAAACAGCTATAGTTTAGCGTAACTACAATTTTATTGATTCCTCTTTCAAAGAGTCATGTTTCAAAACACAGCAATATTAGTGTCTTCCCTAACCAAAAAAACACTACCAAAATCTGTTTAAAACCAGATACTAAGAGTTATACTTGAGTAAGGCTTTTCTGTTTCTGTCCAGACCTCTCTGTAAAACTTCAATAGCCTTCTGTAATGCTTTGAAAACCTTTTTGTCTTCGTTAGTGATGTTAGGGCTTTTTTCAAGCTGATCATTCAGAGTTCTTATGAAAGATTCCTGCCCTCTGAGTATTCTTCTAGCCTTTTCAGGGTCTTTTAAAATAGGTAATAAAACTTCTTTGTAATAAACTTCCAATTTAGCCGCTATAATGGCTGCTATTGCAGGAGAACCTGCGGCCAAAGCGCCTATTCCGGCACCACCTGCAACTCCAAGTATACCGCCCGTTGTGACCAGTACAGTAATGCCTCCCAGCATTCCAGCACCACCTGCGGCAACAGCACCTCCGCCCAATGCAGCAAGACCAGATGATATTGCTGCTGCCCCATACAAACCAGGGGCGGAAAACGCTAAAGCAATTTCGGGGGCTAGTGTTCCAGCAGATATTGCTATAGCGATTCCAGCTGCGACTCCAAACCAAAGCATGGTTTGAGCCTTGCCAGACAATATCATATAAGATTTCTTAAAACGATTCTGAAAACTTGTTAAGAGTTGCTTATCTATATTAAGCTCTATGGAAAGAGAACTCAGATAATTGATATCGAGTCTGTAGCTGAGTTTACTTTTCGAGAATTCCTTATCAGTATCATCCATTGGGTCAAGCATATAATAAGGCCTGAAAAAAAGTGCTTCAATGATGACCAAATATGCATGGCTTCTTTGTTTCGTTTCAAAGTTTAATTTCCTTAAGTACTCCTGGAGTGCAACATCATCGCACACCAATGAAAAGTTCTTGTCTTTTAGTTTGGCACTGAAGTGCCCAACAGTCCATTTTTCCCATTTTTGGAGCCATTTTTCCTTTGACCTCTTCTTTTCATCGTCGTTCTCTTTGGATATTGATTGTTTAGTTAGGCAGTACTCGATACTAAAAAGAGCCTTAGCCCATTCTTTGGGTAACTCAAAAATCTCTTGCAAGGCATCTGTGTTCGAGAGTTCATTGTTTTTCATTGTTCGTATCCTCCTGGATATTTTTATTTGGTGTCTATGAGATCACAATAATACTCTATGCTGTACTCTCACAAGTGCAAGCATTATAGATAATTACTCATATTAGACCGCCTGTATTTCATGTAAGAGCTTAACCTTGACTGATATCGTACCTGGGCTAAAATAAACCTCAAAATGTCGAAGAGACTTGAAGTAGTCTTTAATTAGCTTGTTATCTTCTAAAAGCTTAATCTTGAATAAATCTACAAACAGTTTACCTTCTTTCATGGATACAAACTCATGGGTTTTTACCCCAATCGAGATAGCCTTCTGTAATACTATAGATCCGCCTATCTTAAATGAGAGTAACGCCGCGTTATCATTTGATTGAAAACCATCAAACACTAGGGTAATCTCCTCTTTTTTAGAGATTCTACGGCTAATACCCAGATGGGCTCTAATAAGTAAACAATTCTCCATTCCGATAATGTCAATTGCTGCAACCCCTGGGAGATTAACTTTTTCAGCGACTAACTCGTTGAGAACAGAATCTGAAAAGTTGAGATTCAAATCTGCGTTATATGGGTGTTTTAAGACTATTTCTATAAGACTTTTGCGCACATTTCCTCCAATTAAGCGGATGTTGACTTCATCCTTCATCCTCTTCTCTACAAATGAGTTCAGCCTGCTCAAGGACCAATTCAGTTGCCTGGGCTTGCTTATCCGGTGGGTATCCATACTTACGCAAAATCCGTTTCACGATCACTCGCATTTCTGCTCTTACGTTCTCCCGGATAGCCCAATCGATTTTGACGTTATTTCTTACGGATTTTGCGATTTCCTGAGCGATCATGCGAAGCTGATCATCCCCCAGTACCGCTACTGCACTATCATTTACGCCCAGTGCATCATAAAATGCAACTTCATCTTCAGTCAAACCAAGTTTATCTCCCCTGTTACTTGCTTCTCTCATGGTTTTAGCAATCGAGATCAGCTCATCGATCACCTGGATAGTCTCAATAGCTCTATTGTGATACTTGGCTATGGCATTCTCTAAAAGCTCTGTGAAGGATCTGGCCATCACAACATTCTTACGTGCACGGATTCTAATTTCACCATCAAGGAGCTTCTTTAAAAGCTCCACTGCGAGGTTCTTGTGCTCCATGCCTCTAACATCGGCTAAAAACTCATCGGAGAGGATCGAAATATCAGGCTTTTTAATACCGGCAGCAGAGAATATGTCTATCACTTCGTCTGTAACTACTGCCTTTGATATAATCTGCCGGATTACATGTTCTATCTCCTCTTGCGTACGTTGCTTATCTGGTTGGCTTTTAACCAGAGCAGCTTTTACAGCCTGAAAGAATGCCACGTCATCGCTAATCTCAAGGGCTTTCTTATGCGGTACAGATAGAGCATAGGCTTTGGTTAACTCAACAACAGCTTTCACAAAACGATTCTTCCCATCTTCAAGAGAAAGAACGTGTTCCTGGGCTCTGGGTAGCAGAGAAAGCCTGTCTTGGGCATTGCCTGTGATCCAGAGATCTCTATCAAAGCCGTGAAACATATCACAACAAACTTCGTATTTCGTTAACATCAAGGCTACAGCTTCATTTTGATCAATAGCTGTTTGCCCCTTGCCCCCGCTCTCGGTGTAGTTGGATAGTGCTTGTTTAAGCTGCTCAGCAAGACCGATATAATCAACTATCAGTCCACCTGGTTTATCCTTGTATACCCTATTAACCCTGGCGATTGCCTGCATTAGCCCATGTCCCCGCATCGGTTTATCAATATACATAGTATGAAGGCAGGGAACATCAAAGCCAGTAAGCCACATGTCTCTTACTATTGCAATCTGGAACTGATCGGTGGGGTCTTTGAATCTTTTACCAAGCTCTTCACGCCTTGCTTTACTTCGGATATGCTGCTGCCATTCCACAGGATCTGTTGGAGAGCCGGTCATGACAATTTTCATGACTCCAGCACCATCTTCAACGCTATGCCAGTCTGGGCGCAGGGAAGTAATTGCATTGTACAGCTCCACACATATACGTCTGCTCATACATACGATTACAGCTTTCCCATCGAGGATTTCCTTCCGGCTTTCATAGTGCCTTACAAGGTCTTCAGCAATCAACTTCAAGCGCTTTTCAGAGCCAACCAGTGACTCAAGAGTAGCCCACTTGGTCTTCAGTTTTTCTTTACTTTCGACTTCCTCGTTTTCTGTAACTTCTTCAAACTCATCATCTATTGTAGGCTTCTGTACTTCATCGAGTTCAAGCATAGCCAATCTACTTTCATAATAGATTGGAACTGTAGCTCCATCTTGCACGGCTTGTTCGATGTCATAGATGCTGATGTAATCGCCGAAAACAGCTCTGGTATTGGCATCTGTCAATTCTATAGGTGTTCCGGTAAAGCCAATGAAAGAAGCATTGGGCAAGGCATCCCGCATGTGTCTGGCGAAGCCATCGATAAAATCATATTGGCTTCTATGGGCTTCATCAGCAACCAAAATGACATTTCTCCGATCAGAAAGCAGAGGGTGAGCACGTTCGTTTTCGGTGGGGAAAAACTTCTGTACAGTAGTAAATATCACTCCACCGGATGCTGTGGTAAGCAATTCTCTAAGGTGGTCTCGACTCTGGGCCTGAACAGGCTGTTGCCTCAGCAGCTCATGACAGCGGGAAAATGTTCCGAAGAGTTGATCATCAAGATCATTACGGTCCGTTATAACAACTATGGTTGGGTTTTCCAGTTCCCTATGAAGAACTACTCTTCCGGTAAAGAAAGCCATCGTCAGGCTTTTACCAGAACCCTGAGTATGCCAGATTACACCAATACGTTTATCACCTCCAGGTCTTGCGGCTCTTACAGTAGACTGGATTGCGTGTTTCACGGCGTGGAATTGATGATAGCCTGCCACTTTCTTAACCAGCACTCCGCCACCAATGTCTTCAAACACAATGTAGTACTTAACTAGATCGAGGAATCTCTGTTTATTGAAAACTCCCTCCAGCACTACCTGAAGCTGGGTTAGGTGTGTATCATCCAGATCTTCGCCTTCAATTGTCCTCCAGGGCATGAACCATTCTTTATTGGCAGTTAATGTTCCCACCCTGGCATATAATCCATCTGAAACCATCAGCACAGCGTTGTAATTGAATAGAGAAGGGATCTGATCCTTGTAGGTCTGCAACTGGTTAAAAGCTGTCCAAATCGTAGCCTTAGCATCTGCAGCATTTTTCAGCTCTATCACTGCAAGCGGTAGTCCGTTTACAAATAGAACGATATCAGGTCGTCGGTCGTGCTTGTTTTCCACGACAGTGAATTGGTTTACTGCTAAGAAATCATTATTGTCTGGATTTGCAAAGTCGATTACTTGGACATAGTCTCCGGCAAAACTGCCATCCTCTCTTATGTATTCTACTTGAACTCCCTCTATCAAATACCTGTGGATGGTATGATTGTTGAGTATTAAAGAGGGTGAGTCTGGTTGAGTCAGTTTTCGGAATGCCTCTTCGATTGCATCGGGCGGTATTTGGGGATTGAGGAATAGCAAAGAGTGACGCAGCCTTTCAAGCAAAACAACCTGCCCATAATTGTCTCGTTCTGATAATGTACCATCAGGGGCTATCTCTAGACCGAAAGCAACCGAATAACCAAGGCTTTCTAACCAAGCCAAAGCAGCTTGTTCAATGACAGATTCTGTGAAAGACCCCTTCATTTAGTTTTACCATACATTGCTGCATTTTCTTTGCAGTGCTGCAATACTTCTTGTATCCATTTGTGATACCAATACCAAGTTCCTGCGACCATCACGCCATATCCTTTGGCTGCATCCTTTGCCTCTTTTTCCTTCCACAAGTTAGTGTGCTGAGCCATCCCAAAACGCTTGTATCCTTTTCCTTTCATCATTGAGACGATTTGACCGGGGCGATACTTTGGCTTCTCCGTCTCTTTGATTACTGTATAAGCTCTGTTCACATCGGCAGCCAATGGCGAATCAGATTTAACAAACTCGATCACCTGATCTGCCTGGCCTTTATGATTGGCAGTTTTGGCAACAAACAGTACACGATATGCAAACTTTGGGCTGTTAAACTCATCATCAGTTAACTGATTCTCGAATCCGTCGATAAAGGACTTGATATAAGATGGCATTTTATCTGGTGTCGGTAAAGTTTCGACCTGTTCTTGCGAAATGGATGTAAATTGAAGACTGAACGCAAGATGCTTGTCAATTCCTAGTTTATCGCCAAAAAGCGTCTTAACATACTCATTGTAGTTTAGGCAACAAGCTTGGAATTTAGCACTCAGAGTTGAGTCAATTCTTGTAGTCATTTGATGTTCTATTTCATGTCGTATCTCAATCAGAAACCTCAGATTATTTTTCGAATCCTTATCAAGAGGGCATTTATCATCATTTAGACAACGCTCTAGTTCCCAATATTTAAAAGCACCTGATTTCGTCCTATCATACACTCGTCTTTTTTCTCTTTGTTTGTAGTACCTATACTCGACACCTTGCTTACGATAAAAAGCGTGAAGTAAGTAGGTCCAAGCAATATGCATCAATACTATGTAGATTTCCGATTTAAACGTTATCATTGGGCTGTTAAAGATTTGAACTGCGGCAAGCGCTGACTCTCTTGATTTCGTGATTAGTTCGTTAGATATGGAAGCGGTTCTCCTGATTCTTTGATTCTTCGGCATCAAACACTCCTTCCCGCTATTCTCTCCGCGTCCTTAACTCTAAGCTCGCCAGAGATTAGTTTTGGAAGAAGAGTGTCTCTTAGATCCGTGAGTTTGCGGTTTTCTAGCGATCGTGAGACAATAGCATCTATCAATGGTTCCATGATCTGATCCTGCATAGATAAGAGGTCTGTAGGTGGTACAAGAACCTTGGCATCTTCCAGGTGATGACGTTGAATGTGACCCATAGTAGTTGCTTTTCCTGCTGCAATATGTCTAAATTCCGGTAGGTGACGATGTATCCACATGTATAAAAACCACTTAGAATACTGGGCGGAGGTAACCCTGAACAAATGTTGATTAAGAGCACCTGCGCCTCCAAACCAAATGACGCATTCAAGTGATCCAGACCATGAAAACAATATATCGCCATCATTTACTATGTATTCTGAGCCAATATTTGCACTAGCACGGTCAGAATTCGTCGTATCGTTGGTTCTTAACTGGGCAATTTTAACTACAGGAAGCGAGTCATCATTCAATGGTGGATACTTTTGTAATGCTAGCCCGTTTAAAAAGGTGCCCAATGAATCTAAACCAGTAACTCTCCATCCTTTGGGTATTTCTCCTAACTCTGAATCTACGAAGGAATCAGGGAACAATGCTGCAATCTCAGGTTTCAATCCCACAGGTTGTTTCCCTGCAGCTTTGGCGTGAACCGGATCAAAATCAACAAACCAGCTTTTAAAGATAGCTTGGGCTGTATCCTCCAAGGTTTTGCACATCTGGCGGTTTAGTTCAATTTTATTGTCTAAAGCACCAAGTATGTTTCCTATGGCTCGCTGCTCTAATTGTTGAGGCATTAGTTTTTCAATTCTGCTAACAAACTCCCATTGAGCCCTTGGCATTCGAGTCCCTTCAGATGACCTTGTTGATTCTTCAACAAACTCCTTAGATGCTATGCAATAAAACAGGAACCTTTGATCAGTTTCTGGTTTACTTCTTATAACCCAAATGTCAGTCGAGCATACACCATCAAAGGGAGCAATAATCACTTTGCGAAAATACGGCCGCAACTTTCCAAATAGAATATCTCCCTTTTTGAATCTGAACTTAGCACTATTAACGTCACCGCTTGATCCGCATCCAACCAGACACAAACTCTCTTGAGCAATGTGTTCTAGCCCAATGTAGGGGACGTTGATCAGTTCTTTTGGATTGACTGTTTCCCTGATTAACTCAGCACAACGATCAAACCGTTTATTGATCCACACATCATTCCCCATATCCAATGTCCTTCAGGTTTTCCCAGATTATCTGATTTAGTTTATCGCTCTTTTCCATTTGTTCTTTCAGAACAGCAGTTAGCTTAGTCATCTTCTCTTCGAAAGGTTCGTTATCTTCTTCAATGTCGGCTGCGCCCACATATCTGCCCGGAGTGAGGATGTGATTGTGTCCTCTGATATCATCTATCGTGGCACTTTTGCAAAAGCCGGGGATGTCTTCATAGCTGCCGGAATTGGTGTCACCTCGCCAGGCATGGTAAGTATCAGCAATTTGCTTGATTTCATCATCACTAAGCTCACGATGAACCCGATCAACCAGTGAGCCGAGTTTTCTGGCATCGATAAACAGGGTTTGTCCTCTGCGGTCACGGTACTTGCCATTGTTTTTATTGCGTGTCACAAACCACAGGCACACTGGAATCTGAGTTGAATAAAAGAGTTGTCCAGGTAATGATACCATGCAATCCACTAGATCGGCTTCGAGGATATTCTTTCTGATTTCCAGTTCAGCCAGCGTGGTTGTGGACATTGATCCATTGGCAAGGACAAATCCCGCCATGCCAGTGGGGGCTAAATGGTGTATAAAAAGCTGCACCCAGGCGAAGTTAGCATTGTTGGGAGGTGGAGTGCCATACTTCCATCGCTTATCTTCCTTTAGCAGGTCACCTCTCCAGTCAGAATCGTTAAAGGGGGGATTTGCTAAGACAAAGTCAGCTTTCAGATCTGGGTGCAGATCACGATGAAAACTATCCGCGTGCTCTTTTCCGAGATTGCCGTCTATGCCTCTGATAGCAAGATTCATCTTCGCTAGTCGCCAGGTAGTATGGTTTGATTCCTGCCCGTAGATGCTGATGTCTCCGATCTTTCCACCGTGTGCTTCCACGAACTTCTCAGATTGGACAAACATACCTCCTGAGCCGCAGGCAGGATCGAATATCCGACCTTTGTAGGGTGCCAGCATTGCCACCAATAGCCGGACTATGCATTGAGGTGTATAGAATTGACCACCCCGCTTGCCTTCAGCGCTGGCAAATTCGGACAGGAAGTACTCATATACCCTTCCTAGCATGTCTTTAGATCGGTTTTCTTTATCTCCCAATCCGATGTTACTTACCAGGTCAATTAACTGCCCCAGGCGTTGCTTATCAAGTCTAGGGTGAGCGTAATCTTTTGGTAAAACCCCCTTAAGAGCAGGATTGACCTTCTCTATGGCGATCATAGCATCATCAATCAGTTTCCCGATAGTAGGCTGCTTGGCATTGGCCTTGAACACGCTCCAACGTGCTTCCTGAGGCACCCAGAATACATTTTTGGCTAGGTATTCATCCGGGTCCTCAGGATCTGCTCCCTTATCCCTTGCTGCTTCGAGTACTCGATATTGTTCTTCAAACGCATCTGAAATGTATTTGAGGAAGAGCAATCCCAGCACGATATGTTTATATTCCGCAGCATCCATGTTGCTGCGTAGGGCATCCGCAGCTTGCCAAAGCTCCTTTTCAAAACCTATGTTAGCTCCATTAGCCATTATTAAATCTCCCTATTAATACTCTATCACCATCTCTGTTTTTTTTGAAACTTATTTCGCACACGTCAATGATATTCGAGATGAAGGATGCAATTTGAGAGTGGGAATAGCTCATTCGCCCTTCCTTTTGTGATCAGATTCGATGTAACCAACCTGCAGGTCGTTGATGGGATCATATCCGGCAGTTTTCA